ATATTCGCCAAGGATATTGCGCTCCCTGCAAGAAGAAGAGAATATTCCAACCAGTATGAAAATCGTTGTTTTTATTCTTTCATTCGTATTAGCATTTTTTGGCACAGCAGAAAACGCCAGCGCAGCAAAAAAGAAAAAGATATATCGCGTTAGAACCTCGTGGTCGGAGTATTACGGAGAGAAATGGGCCCAAGACAGGATCAATCAGCCGTTTGGGCGACTTGACGGGTCAGCCCCTGCCAATCTAGGTGCTGGGGGCGGTGTAACCGTATACGTAATTGACACTGCGAGCAGCGAAAATGATTGCAATGGCCATGCAACATTTGTCTCCTCTCTTGTGAATGACGAAGAGTTTGGAGTTGCTCCTGCCGCTGACGTTGTGAATGTAAAAGCTCTTGATTGCGACGGTTCTGGCACTGTGGCTCAAGTTGTTGAGGCAATCAACTGGGTTAAAGATAATGCTGACTACAGCAACTCTGTTGTAAACATGAGCCTTGGCGGACCAAAGAGTGCAGCAATTGACAATGCAACAAACGAGCTCGCTGACCTTATGCCAGTGGTTGTTGCTGCTGGTAATAACGGTGGACACGCATGCAACATGAGCCCAGCTAGGGCTGTAAACGCGATTACAGTTGCATCGTTCAACTTTTCTGGGCTTCGCTCGTTGTTTTCAAACTGGGGTTCGTGCGTAGACATCTGGGCTCCCGGGAGCTACGTGGATGGAAGATGGTCAGACGGTGATCATAGGCAAGCAAGCGGGACAAGCGCAGCAGCGCCGCTCGTTTCGGCATCAATTGCCTACGTTGCATCGCGTGACGGAGTAGGAACAATGCAGGCTGCGCAAACGTTATTTAACGAAAGCAGTAACCTTCCAATCATTGACGGGCGATGCATAAGGCGCTGTAAGGTTTTGTGGCTCAGGGAAACTTCGGACTGGTGGCTTAGAAGCGACTCCCCGTCTTGGCGGCCGTAAAGTAAAACTGGCTTCCGGTTAGGTCCGCAGCGTAGACCAGCGCGTCAACGAGGTCATCGTGCTCTCCGTTTGGGAATGAAGCCAACTCAGACTCAAGTTGCGCAATCCCGGGTGCACCCTTGACGTGAAATACTTTCCCGGCTTCATAGCGAGCAGCCAGAGCCCTCGCGCGAGTTACCTTATCTTTATCAGGTCTCACCGCCCGAGCAGGAAGCGGAGTGCTTCCAAGTATTTCCCTGACAAAAGTACTTTGATGCTGAACCGCCTCTATGTTTACTGACTCAAGATATCTTGATCCAGGATTTGATTTATCTCCACTTGGGAGCATGTGCTCAGGCCACATAAGCCGTGGTCCGCCGTCCTCACAAAGAGAGCCGTCTTTATCTACGCCTGTAAGCCACTTCTTGTGTCCTTCGGCAAGTCTCGCCCTCCACGCACCAACCACGTAAAGATTATGATCTGCGTCTTCAACAACTTCAACGCATGAGGTGTAATCGCTTCTTTCTGAAGCTGAAGATGCAAGGTCAACGCCGACCCTGTGGGCACCATCAGGCGCTACATCTTTACGCAAAAAGTTATCTGTTCTAAAAATATTTCCGCCCATTGCCTGTACGTCGTTCTGGAACTGAAGCATAAAAATCGGAGTTCCGAGCTCTTCGCGTTTTCTTTCAAGATCGGCAATGGTGTACATCTGTGGCCAAAGCGGGCTGTCGCCTTCAATTGCGGCCCGAAGCATGACTGGAGTCCCCTTCTCTTTTAGCCCAGCATAAAAGTCATCTTCATGCCACCGTGTGCCGATGTACCAACGTTTAGCCCCCGGAACGAGCATTGGGTCAACGACTTGCCAGTAGGTGTCTGAGGCTTTTTGCCTTTGAACGGCGGTTGCGTTTTCCTTCATGCCGACCATGTCGTCGCCAATTAAGATATCCAAACGTGCACCAGGCTTAATAGACCCAAGCCCGTCCGCAAAGCAAGTGGCGTCCTTGCCTAGGTTGGTGTTTTTAATTGTCCACACCTCGTCTGTCCACTTCGGCCCAGCAACCCCGTCTCTAGCCCACTCAAAAATCTCAGCAAAGTACGGCGACTCAATAATTGCTTTGATTGCCCGCGAGCGGGCTAAGGCGTCAGAAAGAACAGAAGTTAGAATCCCAACTCTGATTTTCCCTTGGTTGACGCCAATAAGCCTAGCAACGCGATGGATAAGTTGCGTTGTTTTGGCGTGGCCGCGAGGCATGAGAACAAGCGCCCGCTCGCTCTTGTCTAGGAAACGTTCCATTTCACGAAGATGCTTTGGGAAAACAAGATTGCTGACATATTCCGCAAAAGCGGCGTCAGACGTTTTTGCCTGTTCCCTCAACCACTGTCGGTACTGCTGGTTTTCCATCTGCTTCCTCCTCTAGCGCTTCAGCCCAATTCCTCATTCTCTTTGCAAGGTCATTTGCGCTTATGCTGTCAAGGGGGTGCTCGGCGCTTTGAATCTGAATAGGGCCACCGTTTTTTCCGCTAAGCTCAATCCGATCAGGAACATATACCCCAGAAAGCTTGGCAATTCTGTCCAAAACCTCAAGTTGCAGCTTTAGGAAAGTCGCCTCGCCGTTGGCGGACTTTTCCTTAACCCTTGAGTAGCCAGCAGAGGCAAGCATGGAAATCCTGTTGGCTCGAGCGATTAGCTCGTCCCTGCTCTCGTCTCCAGTAAGTTTTTCCTCAGCCCAACTGTTTCTAATCTTTGTGATTCTTTTCCTAACAGTGTCTGGCTGAAGGCCAACGGCCTTGGCAATTTGGTCAACAGAAGCGCCAGTAGCCATCAGCGACTGGATATCGCGGTTGATCCGCTCGTTTTCCTCTTGCGTCATTCTTCCGATTTTTGCCATGGCCTTACTATAACATACTATCTGCTGTTGTCAGCAACTTACCATCCTGCGTTTGCATAGTTCAAAAAACCCAGATAAGATTGGCGCATGGGAAGATTTGAAAGCAAAAGAACAGAGCCATACGAACAAGAGACGATCCTCTTTAGGGGGGCTATTGACGTGTGGGCCAAAAGAGACGGGGTATCGGCAAGAAGGATTTTTAGCACGCTTGAATATCTCGGAAGAAGCAGCAGCTGGGCAAGGGAAAGATATTACGGAAGAGCTAAAACCGAAAGCACAGACACCCAGTACGTTAGGATGGTTTCGCTTGGGGCAGACGCCAATAAAGACGACCAGCAACTTGCTTCTGACCAGTTAGAAATTTACAAAAAGGTAATAGCAGACATGTGCAGGTCGTGTGCCTCCGGCGGGTCGGAGGATCAGCCGCTTAAGTGCTGGGATGCGCTTTGCGCATTAAGGCCAGTTTCCCCGCTGCCGCTTCAAAAAAAGGCCCGAAGAGAGCCCCCGCTGAGCGCCGAAGACTAAACGGTAGCCGTAGAAAATAAGCCCATAGAGTAGGCGGTTTCCGCAGGCTATAATCTAGCCATGGAGATATACGACATCTTGGCCGAGCAAGGAAGCACATATACCGCCACGATTGTTTATACCAATGACGCTGGAAATGCGGTAAATTTAAGCGGATACAGTGCCAGAATGCATGTTCGTCGTTTTTCTGGGTCAAAGTATCCACATATTGTCCTCACAAATACAGGCGGATTGTCAATTACTGCCAATACTGGAACGATTGGGATGACTATTTCCCCATCGGCACTTTCTGCCATCCCAGCGGGGAAATACGTATACGACCTTGAAATTGAAAACGGGCAAGGACTGGTTGAAAAGTTGCTTAAAGGTGATTTTGAGCTCAGCGCAGAGGTGACAAGATGAGCCCAGTAACAGTAACCCAGAGTAACAGGCAGATTGCCGTAAGCACTGGCGGTCTGTCGTCTCCGCACGGGACCTATACCCACACTCAGGCCTCGGCTTCGGCAACCTGGACCATAGTCCACAACCTGAACTCCAAGCCCTCGGTAACCATTGTAGATAGTGGCGGGAACGGAGAGGTATTGTATGACTCCGATAATCAAGTTACAGTCACATTTGCCGCGGCTTTTAGCGGCTTTGCATACCTAAACTGAGGAGATACCCGTGAAGGTCCTGACGAGTCTAACGCTCAGCAGCTTCCTAGACCTACAGAAGAATGAACTCCGCAACGCTGTAGTTCAGGTCCTTGCCACCGCTCCGGCAACCCCAGTCACGGGGCAAATCTACTACAACTCAGACTCTAATGACGGGGCTGTCGGCCTATTGGTCTACAACGGCGCGACATGGGAGGCCGTTGGCTCTATTGACGGCATTGAAGTCACTGGTCCGATTCAGAAGTCAACCTCAGGCGGGACCGTTACCATCTCCATTAGCGCAGCGGACGGCTCAAACGCTGGCTCAATGTCCGCCGCGCACTACACGCTGGTCAATAACGCCACTGATGCAAACACCGCAAGCACAATCGTTAAGCGCGATGCATCGGGAAACTTCACCGCTGGGACAGTTAGCGCAACAAGCGTAACTATCTCTGGCGCGGTAACCAACGCAACCGACGCAGCAACTAAGGCATACGTTGACAGCGTTGCTACTGGGCTAGATGTCAAGGCATCTGTTCGTGTTGCAACCACCGCCAACGTTGACCTATCTGGGGCACTTGAGAATGGCGATGTAGTTGACGGGGTAACGCTTGCCACAGGAGATCGCGTACTTGTCAAGAATCAGTCAACGGGCAGCCAGAACGGTATCTACGTTGTTCAGGCTTCAGGCGCAGCAGTCCGGGCAACCGACGCAGATGCTGACGCAGAGGTAACCCCAGGGCTATTTACCTTCGTTGAAGAGGGAACAGCAAACGGAAACACGGGTTGGGTTCTTACAACTGACAGCCCAATTACTGTTGGTTCCACCGCACTGGCATTCTCGCAGTTCTCTGACTCCGCCGCACTAACGGCTGGCTCAGGACTTACCCTTACGGGAAATGACCTTTCGGTCAACGTTGACGACTCAACCATTGAGATTTCTTCTGACATCCTTCGTGTTAAGGATGCTGGGATCACTTCTGCGAAGCTGGCAACCAGCGCTGTTGATGTCTCAACTTCAACAGTAACCGGAACCCTTCCAGTAGCCAAGGGTGGTACTGGCGCCACAACTGCAGCAGACAACGCAGTATTCGCTGGTCCTGCAACTGGTGGGCCTTCTGCCCCTTCATTCCGATCACTTGTTGCTTCAGACATTCCAAACCACGGCACTGATAAGCTCACGAGCGGCACGCTTGGTGTTGCCCGCGGTGGTACTGGTGTTGCAACATTCACCGCTGGTATCGTTAAGTCAACTGGCGGTACCGATGCGCTGACAACCGCAACCACGATTGCCCTTGGAAGCGAGGTTTCTGGCACGCTTCCAGTCGCAAACGGCGGTACTGGCGCAAGCACCCTGACATCTGGTGGCGTACTGCTCGGCAACGGGACAAGCGCTGTCGGTGCAACCACAGCAGGAACTGCTGATCAGGTTCTTCGGGTTCCTGGAGCCGGTGGCGCACCAGCATTTGGCGCAATCAACCTTGCGCAGAGCGCTGCGGTTACGGGCGCACTTGCCATCGCCAACGGTGGTACTGGTCAGACTACTGCCGCCGCAGCCCTTACGGCACTTGGCGGAACGACGAAGTACACCGCGCAACTTGGCGACGGTACGGCAACGACCTACACGATGTCTCATGGTCTTGGAAACATTTGGGTAACCGCCGAAGTGTTCCAGACCTCTAACGGCGAGAAGGTATACCCAGACATCACCGTTGGATTGACCGATGGGACCCCGAATGGCACCGTTGTTCTGGACTTTGCCTCTGCCCCAAGCAGCAACCAGTACAGGGTTGTTATAATCGGGTAAACCCCCGCTAGGAGGGCCCGATGCCAAAGCTACTCAGCAAGGTAAATCTCCCGCGCTATAGCAGCGCGCCCTCAACGCCGTCAGAGGCCGACCTCTACTACAACACGTCAGACGACAAGATCTACGTGTACACCGGGGCGGCATGGGTAGAGGTTGGGTCTGGCGCTGGTGGATCTGGGGTCTTCTACCAGTCATCAGAGCCATCAAGCCCAAGTGATGGCGATATCTGGATTGACTCAGACGATGAGGTTGCCTCCGTAACCTCAGTTACCGACTCAACCAGCACCACCTCAAGCACGGTTGCAGCAAGTGCTACCGCAGTCAAGTCGGCATACGACCTTGCCAACGGCGCAATCCCAAAGACGCTGACCACAACCACTGGCGACATCATCTACGCCTCGTCTGCCAACACGCCTGCTCGATTAGGCATCGGTACGGATTCGCAGGTACTAAGCGTCTCAGGCGGCGTGCCTGCGTGGACGACGCCTGCGGCTGGCGGAGGAATGACGTTGATTGCAACGGCTACGCCAAGTGGAGCGACGAGCCTTGCGTTTACTAGCATTCCAGGGACCTACAAACACCTAAAGATTGTCTACCGCGACGTGTATTTCAGTACGACAACTTCGTATTTGGGATTGAGGTTCAACAACGATACATCATCGGTTTATGATTGGGGCGGCCTTACAAATACAAGCAATACGAGCAACGCGGCAACCATTGGTATTCGCGCTACTCAAAGCGCAAACACGTTCGGTGACGGTGATGTTCGTATTTCGGTTGTTCCAGGCGGCTCGAGCGCGTCTGGTGCTAACTCCGCGTCTGGTGTTATTGACATTTTTCGCTACACGGAACTTGAACACCGCGTTGTCACATTTGAGGCAACGGCCTACGACAACGTCAACGGACGACTCATTTTTGTCCAAGGGAACGGCCGTTGGCGAAACACGGCAGACGCCATTACGAGCGTCAACTTTATTCGTTCCTCGTCGCAAACAATCACTGGAACTTTCTATCTCTATGGGGTGTCCTAATGCGTTATGAAGTAAACGTCACGACAGGCGAGATCATTGAGCGAGAGCCTACGGCTGAGGAACTGGCGCAGGAGGCTGCTGATCAGGCTGCGGCAGCCGCAGCAAACGCCGAGCGCGATGCCGCAGAAGCCGCACGGCTTGCCTCAAAGGAATCCGCACGCGCTAAACTTGCTGCCCTTGGACTAACGGAATCAGAGATTAACGCATTGGTAGGCGCATAATGGGTAAGCGTATTTACGTTCGCTCTGCGGGAACCTGGGTTGATGTCACCACGCCCAGCGGGTCTGATGCTGACATAACGGCGGTTGTTGCTGGGGATGGGCTTACCGGAGGGGCGTCCAGCGGATCAGCAACGCTTGATGTCGTTGGCGGAAATGGAATTACAGTTACCGCAAATGCCGTTGAGGTGGATACAAACACCATTGCCACAAAAGCATACGTAGATGCATTTTCCTCACAGATGAACTGGCACGGCGCTGCCAATTATGCAACGACCGCAGCATTGCCAAACAGTCCAGCATATGCAAACGGCACTGCTGGGGTTGGGGCAACCCTTACCGCAACAACGTATGGAGCCCTTGTTGTTGACGGTCACACATTCACCCTAGAAGAGGCGGAGGATGGATATAGGGTTCTGGTAAAAGATCAAGTGAATGAAGCTCACAACGGGATTTACGTGGTGACAGCACAAGGAGGCGAGGCGGCGTATTGGATTTTGACTCGCGCTGCAGACTCAGACAATCACGTCGCTGGCCAAGTGGCTGCTGGTGATGCAGTTTTTGTTCTTGATGGCGCAACAAACGCATTAAAAGGATTTGTAATTTCTTCTTACGGAAATGGTCAGCCTACAATTGTTTTGGGGACTGACCCCATTGAGTGGTATCAATGGACTGGCATTCCGGAAATTATCGCAGGGTCTGGAATTACCATAACTGGTGGTAATACTATTTCTATTGACACTGGAACTGCCCTTACAGTAGATGGCAACGGAGTCTCAGTTCAGCTAAGCAGCCTAACAAATAGCGCATCTGAATCAGAGGCTGCAACTCCCTTGGCGGTTTCAACAACTTATACGCTGGCTGACGCAGCAAACAATCTTGCTGTGGGTGCAATTCAGGCGGCAATTGTTGGGGCAAAGGGCGACATCATTGCAGCCTCTGCAGACGACACCCCAGCGATTAGGTCTGTGGGTTCAAATGGTCAGCTTCTTGTGGCGGACTCCGCTGAGGCAACTGGTCTAAACTGGCTA